CCGCTTGCAGGGCTTCCGCTGTTGCCGCTCACGTTCATGATGCCGGTGGTGGCGATGCCGTAGCGCGTCCATCCGTCTTTCCGACCGATGGGCACCATTTCTTGTTTCTGCTTTTTCTTGCTCATAGATATACTGGATGTCCGTTAATTTCGTAGATCAGCACGTCGATCACGGCACGTATCTCGCCGTTCACGGGATTTTTCAGCCGCTGCGTGCCGCCCTGCCAGTGGCCGCCCATGGGTTGCCACCCCATGTAGTCCACGGCGTTGCCGTCTTTCTTCCAGGCACGCAGGTTGACCTGTGTGCCCTCCTTGGCAGCCCGTTCGAGCAGGTGCAGCGCATCGTTGATGTGCATGGCTTTCTTCGTTTCTACCTTCATCGTGCCTTAGTTGAATGTATCGTCAAACGTGTTGTCGAAGATGCGTCCCTCACGGAAGAGCTGCATCACGTTGTGGTTGCGCTGTGCATACTCGTAGGTGAAGGTGGCGCGGTCCATGTGGTCGGGTGCGTTCGATCGGTCGTGCTTCGCCTCGGTGACGGTCACCTCCTTACCTGGTCGTATCTGTCCGTTGTAGAAGTTGCACACGCGCACCTCGTCAGAGCGCAGTGCATCATCGACCCAGTCGGCCATGGCCTGTGTCAGCGGCCCGGTGTCGGCCTTGAAGTGGCGTGTCTCTTCCAGTCGGTAGGTGCGCAGCAGGCGTCCGATGCGGGTCTGTGAGCGCTTGAACTCAGGTGTGGCCTGATGCTCGCCTGTGCAGTAGAGCAGCTCTTCCACGCCGAAGCTGTTGACAAACAGCAGCACGGGCGCACAGTCAGGGCGTGATGGCAGCACGTCGAACAACTGTTGCCTACCACCTACCACGACGGTGTAGCGGCACAGTTGTTTGCCCTCCTGTGTGAAGAGTCCGGGCGACACGTCGATCTGCTTGTAGTTATTGTTTCCTCCCGTGACCACAGGCTCGAAGCTCTTGGTGGTGCCGTCGGTGTAGCGGGCGGTGACGGTGGCCGTGTCGGTGCCGTAGTAATGCAGGTATTCGAGGCGTCCGATGGCGGTCTGCTTCGCTCCTGAGAGCAGGGTGAGGAAGTGGCTCTCATAGAACTCCTGTGCGGTCACATCGTCGCCCAGGTCCACCGTGGCGAAGATCACCCGGAACGTGGCCTGCACCGTGCCTCCCACGCTGATCTCAGCCACCACCGTCAGGCGCTGCATGGCGTAGGGGGTGAGCAGTGCCTGCAGTTCCTCCATCACGATGTAGTTCTGACCTGGGGCAGGGTAGAGCGTCTCCTGGTACACAGGATCCTCGCCCTGAAGCCTCACTGTCACCTCAGCGCTCTGGCTCACGCTACCAATCACCACATCGGGTATCTGGCTGCTGAACATGATGGCGGGTAGTGCCGCGATGCTCACTTGGTTGTATGTCTGATGTGCCATAACGTGCGATTATTTCTTTTTCTTGATGCAAAGATACAATCGCGCGCATACATTTGAAAATACGAAAAAAAACGACAGGCCGTTGCCGCCATCGACACAAGCCTCACGGCTGGCATATACCGCCTGCCCTCGCATGGCAATTGCCTTGGCGGGACAGGGCGGTGGGGGCTGTCGTGGGTGTCGTTTTGTCTTGATTTTTCTCAAAACCGCTCAAAACGCTTCTGTTTATCGGCTTTCTTATTTTTCGGAGCTGGAAAAATCAGTAAAAATCGGGTGTTTTTGGGTGGAAAATACCCTGTTTTGTGGCAGAAAAGTGTGAAAAACGGCCGTTTTCATCGAAAATTGCCACGGTTTTGAGCAAAAAGAAGCCCCGATGCTCACGCACCAGGGCTTCCCATTGCTCATTAATTACATTTATATAAAGTCAATCGATGCTAAAAGCACGACTGTCTGATAAAAATGTCTCTGCGATGTGCTTGACAGCCTCGTTGAGCTGTTCGAGCTTCTGTTTGGTAGGTTTGCGAATGCCGCTGGCGTACTGTCTCACCTGAGCAGCATTCAGCCCCGCAAACTTGGCTAACTGGGTGATGTTGAAATAGGGATAGTAGCTGAAAAACGATGGCACGTCAAAGCTACGCCTGCTAATCTCAATTTGCGGTACGTCATCGCTGCCCAGCCTTTCCTTCAGTTCTGAAAGGGCTGTGTGAACATCAGCCTCTGCAGCACGTGCGGTGCTTCCGTAGCCGATAAGACCGAACTTTTCGAACTTCTCATTGACTATGCACGAATAGGAGCTGTCGCCCTGTGCCTCGAATGTTACTGTTACCTTCATATTCATATATTTTCTCGTTTCTATCCATCTTAAAAAAGCGCCCGCTATTAAACAATTACTATTCATCAATGAATCTTTCTTCAGAGGTAAGATTTACCCGGGCTTTTGCCCGAGTAAATCCTGATAAATACTGCGAAGAGTTTTGATTTTTACCTCTTCAGTTCCGTGCCTTGAGACTTGAGTACATTTTCCTGTAACAGGGCTGTACCATAAGTCGTGATTAGCACCATGTTGAAGTCGAAAGCATCCCGCTTTCTTTAACTTCCTAGTCAACTCATTGACTTTCATAAATGTAATTAATTAAATGAGCGCTTTGTCATTTCTGACGATGCAAAGGTAGCAATAAAGTTACAAACTACCAAATATTTTCGTAACTTTTTTGCTACAAAGCGTCATTTTTAACATTTCTGTAACTATTCCGGGAAGTCGATGCCGCCTGTGCCGCTGTGTCCCCAGTTCAATGGGTACCGCTCGACGCCTATGCAGAGGGTGTCGAAGGCGTCGCTGCCATCGGTGCGGCTCTCGAGTTTGTCCTGCTCTGTCTCGGCGAGCTTTTCGCCGCTCTTGTCCTTCTGTCCGTTGCGCACACCCGCCGACTGGATGCTGATGAGCAGGTCGGGGTTGTTGTCGCGGTTGATGAGCACCTGATGGCGGGCGCGTCCCTGCAGCATGCGGTTGATGAGCTCGCACTTCTCCACGTGGCCCATGGGGCGTCCTATGTACTTTTCGCGCACCACCCACTGATGACGGCGCAGCTGGCTCTTGATGAGCGTGGCGAAGTCCTGACCGTGGGAGGCGTAGTTCTGGCCGATAAAGGTGGAGTCGTAGTAGAAGATGACCTGACGTCGGCGGTGGTACTGGTAGTAGTGCATGAAATCGTCGCACAGTTCTGCCAGTTTGCGCTCATATTTCACGAAGAATGATTTCAGCACGCGAAGCCGTCCGTCGTTGCCCACCTGTCCGCACACGAGCCAGTTGATGAGGTTGTTGGCATCGAAGGCGATGATGATGGGCAGGTTGGGGTCGAGGTCGCCGTCGGTGCGACAGTCATCGGGTATCTCGCCCACGGCTTCGAGGTTGACCGCCGAGGTGGGTGGGGTGGTGTAGAGGTTCACGTCTTCCTTCAGTGCACCGTAGAAACCGTCGGGCATGAAGGTGATGTGCTTGCACATGATGGAGGTGGCGAAGGTCAGCGGTGGCAGGTCGCGCTTCATGCGTCGGATGAAGTCTTCACCCAGCACGGCAATGTTGTAGATCGACGGAAAGCGGCAATAGAGCAGCGTGTGCTTCCTGACGATGAAGAGGTCGCGTTCTATCTGCTGCAGCTCGTGCTCGTAGTAGGCGCGCCGCTGTGGGTTCTCGGCCAACCGCTTGCGGGTCTGCCATTGCAGATAGACCAGGCTCTCCAGCAGTCGCACGCGCTCCGGATCCATCTGCTTCTCGAAGTTCATGAACCAGGATCCGCGCTTCGTCGTGGCGGTGTCACAGGTGATGGTGAGCCCGTGGTGCAGGTGACAGTCACGGAAGTACATCTCGTTGCCACGGTTGGTCTGGAAGGTCTCGTTCTTCAGTTTCTCATAATCGACGAACTTTGCCTCGTCTATGAGGATATGGTCGAGCGAGAGGCCGTTGCTGCCTCCTTCGCGGTCTTGGGAGATGATCTGGCAGACGCTGCCGTTGTAGAAGCCGATGCAGTTCTCCCAGTTCTGCGGGGTGAAGATGGGGTCTTTCCATTTCAGTGCCTTCCAAGGCTTCTTGCCCACGGTATAGTGGACGTCACGCTTGAAGCCCCATCGCTCCCAGTGGACGAGCAGCGAGGGCAGCGTGTTCGTAAGGCACTTCTTATATGATGGTGAGACAAACCCCGTGCAGCTGCCAGGCATCAGCTGGAAGGCCTGCAACTGTCGCATGGCGTCGATCAGGCCCTTGCCCGTGCCGCGTCCCATCTCGCCGATGAAGTCACGCGGCGAGAGCAGCAGCG